AGCGGGCAACTATACAAAGCCCACTTTGCGTAAGCGATTGTTTAATCAAATCAAAGCCGGAGGAAAGGGCGGTAAGCCCGGCCAGTGGTCTGCGCGTAAAGCGCAGATGCTCGCTAAAAAATACAAAGAGTCTGGTGGGGGTTATAAAGACTAATGGCGCTCAAGAAGTCGCAAAAGTCCCTGAAAAAATGGACTAAGCAAAAGTGGCGCACAAAGTCAGGCAAGCCATCGACTCAAGGAAAGAAAGCAACAGGTGAGCGTTACTTACCTGAGAAGGCGATTAAGTCGTTAAGCGACAAAGAGTACGCGGCAACAAGCCGTAAGAAAAAAGCGGACACAAAGAAAGGTAAGCAATTCTCTAAACAGCCAAAGAAGGTGGCCAAGAAGACAGCGAGGCACAGATAATGGCTACTGGAAGACCGGCTAAAGGCAAAGCGAAAGTTAAAGTAACAGCCTCCGGCAAGAAGGTCAGCTATGGTCAGGCCGGAAAGGCGAAGGGTGGTGGCGCTAGGGTAAAGCCCGGTACAAGTAAAGGCGACAGCTACTTTGCTAGATCGCTTGGTATTAAGAAGCGCCTACCAAAATCCAAACAGAATGATCCCAATACACCTAACAATCTTTCTCGCAAGCGATGGAAGTGTTCTGGTGCCAAGTCGAAGCGCAAGTAATCATGCCGATCAGCAGAGCGCAGACAGGCAAACAAATTAAGAGCGCGCCAAAGACACGCAGGCGCAAGAAGAAGAAGGTTAAGTAATGGCGACTAGCGGAACGTTTGCATTCAACTTAGATCTTAGTGACGCCGTAGAAGAGGCGTTTGAGCGCGCGGGCCTAGAGCTTCGCAGTGGCTATGACTATCGCACGGCGAGAAGAAGTATTGATCTTCTAATGCTTGAGTGGCAAAACCGTGGCCTTAATCTTTGGACGGTCAAAGAGGGAACGCAGGTTCTTACGCCCGGCACATCACGTTATGCGTTAGACGGAAAAATCTTTGATATTATCGAGGGATACCTGCGTACTGATGCAGGCCAGACTACGAGTCAGTTTGACCAGTCGATGAATCGCATCTCAGTAAGTCAGTATGCTCATCTGTCAAACAAGCTTACACAGTCAAAGCCTTTAGAGTTCTACGTGGAACAAACGCCGGACGGCATTGCTGTGAACTTATGGCCTGTCCCGGATAGCCAAGAGACGTACACATTTGGCTACTACTACATGGAAAGAATCGAAGATGCTGGAAAGCCAGCGTCTAACAATATGGACTTACCTGCTAGGTTCCTTCCTTGTTTTGTTGCAGGGCTTTCTTACAAGTTAGCTATCAAGTATCCGCAGGCATCAGAGCGCGCCCCCTTACTTAAAGCAGACTATGATGAGCAGTGGAGCCTTGCGGCAGACTCTGCACGAGAGAAGGCCTCTCTGTATGTTGCTCCCGGAGGCTATCAGTTTTGAGTTACGCTGAGGGCAAGCACGCATTTGGTTTTTGCGATCTAACAGGATTTAGATATCCAAAGAAAGACCTAGTGCCTTTAGTTGTGAATCAACGCCCTACAGGATTATTGGTTGGAAAAGATGTTCTTGACCCAGATCAGCCTCAGTTGCAACTTGGTCGTGTTCGTACAGATGACCCGCAAGCGTTACGCAATCCGCGTCCTGATAGGGCACAAGCAGAAAGTCGTCAAATGTTTGCGTTTGACCCTGTGGGTGGCGGAGTCACAGAGCTAGGCAGTCGTACAGTAGGATTGGACATTGAGGCTCAAGCGGGCCGTGTAACGGTGGTGACCTAATGGCTTGGACATTAACAACGCTAAAGACAGCGATACAAGATTATTTGCAAACAACTGAAACCACGTTTGTTAGCAACCTTAATACGATCATCACTCAAGCAGAGGATCGAATACTCAAGTCAGTGCAATTACCTGACTTTCGAGTCAACAAGACAGGAACGCTGACTGCAACCAATGAATACTTATCAGTGCCGTCTGACTTTCTGGCTCCGTATTCTTTAGCTGTGGATAACTCTGGGTATGAGTTCTTGTTGTTTAAGGATGTAAACTTTATTCGAGAGGCGTATCCAGACTCTACAGCGACAGGCACTCCTAAGTATTATGCTTTGTTCGATGAGTCTTCTTTTATTCTTGGGCCTACGCCAAACTCTGGATACACGGTAGAATTGCATTACTTCTACAAGCCTGAGTCTATTACAACCGCCGCGAGCGGTACTAGCTGGCTTGGTGATAATGCGGAAAGCACGTTGTTTTATGGCTGTCTGCTTGAGTCGTATACCTTCTTGAAGGGCGACCCTGATTTAATGCAGTTGTATGCAACGCGATATGAGGATGCGCTGGGTAAGTTGAAAGCGCTTGGCGAGGGTTACAGCACGACAGATAGCTATCGGTCGGGCGCAGTGAGGTTACCGAGGGGCTAATGTTTGAAGTAAGTGTTGCACAGGCAGGAATCGTGAACGTAGTAACAACGGAGAACGGCGGACTCAGTATTGATCACTGGGCAGACCGGGCAACAGATACAATTATTTCTGTGGGTGAGAAGAATCATCCAGAGATCGTCCAGCAGGCAAAAGCCTATAAGGACAACATCCGGCATGTAATTAAAAACTATATGCAGGAAGCTATTAACAGTAGCAAAACAGACACCATTGTTGAGCTAGAGCGCAATGGATATGAAGATGTCGCGGCAATTTTGAGGAAAATCTAATGGCGATTACTCAGGCTATATGTACGTCTTTCAAGAAAGAAATCTTGCAAGGCATACACAACTTAACAAACGGCTCTGGCGGTGGAACAACAACCACAACTGGAACTGGTAATACATTCAAGCTGGCGCTTTACACTAGTTCTGCATCTTTGGGGGCGGCTACAGCCGCTTTCACAACAAGCAACGAGGTAAGTGGAACGGGCTATTCGTCAGGTGGCGGCACGCTAACTAACGTTACGCCAACAACGTCAGGGACTACAGCCTTGACCGACTTTGCAGACTTAACATTTTCCACGGCTACCATCACGGCTCGGGGAGCAATGATATATAACTCCTCTACAACTGCCGGATCTGCAAATCGTTCTGTATTGATATTGGATTTTGGTGGAGATAAGACCTCTACTGCGGGCGACTTTACTATTCAGTTCCCCACAGCAGATTCGAGTAACGCGATTATTCGTATTGCTTAAGGAGTAAAACATGGCTGATGTCGTCGTTGCCTTTCAGGGTTGGAGTAGTTCCACCCAAGGGTGGGGCGAAGCAGGCTGGGGCCAAGGTATAGTTGTACCGGGGGCAACCGCCTCTGTAGGCTCCGTATCTATTGTTGCTGAGGCCAACGTCGTCCCAACCGGGCAGTCAGCTACAGCAAGTGCTGGCACTGTCGTTGTTGCGGCGGGGGCTAACGTACCAATACTCACCGGCATACAGGCAAGCATATCAGCTGGCTCTGTAACTGTTATTGCGGAAGCGATCGTATCGCCTACGGGTCAAGCGGCTACAGTCTCTGCTGGTAGCGTAGTCGTTGCCGCCAATGCCGATGTTTCAGTAACAGGTGAGTCTGCAACCGCATCAACAAGCAGTGTAGCCGTTGTTGCTCAGGCAGATGTTAGCCCTGCCGGGCAAGCTCTTACAGCTTCCACAAGCGACGTTAGCGTTACCGGCATTGCTAATGTACCTGTCACTGGAGAAGGCGCTACATTAAGCGTTGGCTCGGTTACAGTAAAAGCAGACACAGATGTTGCTGTGACGGGGCAGGTTGCTACGTCAGCGGTGGGTAGCACCTCTGTTGTTGCAAAAGCGATTGTTAGTCCGACAGGATTGCAGGCGATTGCTCGGATAGGCAGTGTCAGTATTGCCTTTGGTCAAACGGTTGGCGTCAATGGCGAAGAAGCCACAGCCTCCGAGGGCTCCGTGGTTGTCGATGCTGGTTCTGTTGTTGCTGTTACGGGTGAGCAAGCTCAATCTGCTGTTGGCAGTGTTACAATTGACGCAGACTCAAGCATCGCTGTTACTGGAGAGCAAGCAACATCAGCTGTTGGCTCTGTTACAACATCACTAGGATGCACGGTATTCCCCACGGGAGAGGTAGCCGCTTCTGCTGTAGGATCAGTATCAACATCAAGCGTAGCCAATGTATTCCCAACAGGGTCGCAAGCAACGGTTAGTGTTGGTAGTGTATTTGTTTGGGACCAGATAGCTCCGGGACCGGATGGAAACTGGCAAGGAATAGATGATTCGCAAGCGCCAACATGGGTTGCAGTTGACGACAGTCAAACACCCGGTTGGTCTACGGTTGGCAGTAGTCAGTCCCCCTCATGGGGAGATGTAAACGACGGCCAGACGCCCAATTGGAAAGAAGTTGCATAGCAACAGTGAGGAAATGAAATGGCGACATACGTCAATGATCTCAGACTAAAAGAAATTGCAACGGGTGATGAGGCCGGTACTTGGGGGACCAGTACTAACACTAACCTCGAACTCATTGGAGAAGCACTCGGCTATGGTACGCAGAATTGCTTTTCATCTGATGCTGATGCCACCACCACTATTGCTGACGGAGCTTCTGATCCAGCCCGAGCAATGTACTTCAGGATTACTTCTTCTGCGACACTAAGCGCAGGACGAACTCTCACCATAGCGCCCAACACTATTTCTCGCGTAATGTTTATCGAGAATGCCACCACGGGCTCGCAAGTTGTAACCATCTCTCAAGGAACCGGAGGAAACGTCGCCATCGCAAATGGCAAGACGGCGGTAGTGTATCTGGATGGTGCAGGTTCTGGCGCGGCAGTAGTCGATGCAATGGCGCTAGTCGATCCCGGCATCACCGATACTCTGGCGGAAGTCCT